GGTGGCTCTGTAGCTGGTGGAGAATTTAACGTAGCTATTGGTAACTTATCACTCGATGCTTTGACTTCGGCAGATAACAACGTAGCTATTGGTTATGAAGCTGGTGGTGCATTAACTACTGGTGGAGAGAATGTAATTATCGGTTCTTATGCAGTTAGTACTGGTGTTTTAACTGGTGCTCAAAATATTGTAATAGGTCGTTTAGCTGGTCAAGATTTAACTTCTGCAACTAAAAATACGATAGTAGGTTGGAGTGCTGCTAAACAAGCAACAACTGCAGATGAAAATACATATATTGGATATTTAGCTGCTGGTACGGGAATAGGCACTTCTGCTTACAATGTTGCCATAGGTAACGAGGCAGCTGAAGCTGCAACAAGTATGAGTGAGTCAACTGTTGTTGGTTATAAAGCCGCTACAGCAAATACAACAGGCAGTCATATTCTTGCCATTGGTTACACAGCATATGACGCAGCAGATACTGAAAATCATAATCTTGCAATTGGAACAAACGCTTTAGGTGGAGCTGTAGCTGGCGGAGAATATAATGTAGCCGTTGGAAACTACACATTAGATGCTTTGACGTCTGCTGACTTTGTAACTGCTGTAGGTTACCAAGCTGGAAGTGCTGTAACCACAGGTGGCTACAATACTTTAATTGGACATCAATCAGGTGATGCTATAACTAGTGGAAATACTAATACTGCAGTTGGACACGGTTCTTTAGGCAGTAATACTGTCGGTGATAGAAACACAGCTGTCGGTTCGGGTGCATTAAGTGCATTTAATCCAGATAGTAATACAGATGATAGTAACACAGCAGTTGGTTATGGTGCTTTAAATGAACTAACAACAGGTGTTAGAAACATTGCATTTGGTGGATTAGCACTTGGTGGTGCTGTTACTACTGAAGGTAATAATGTAGCAATAGGTTTTGCTTCAATGTCAGCCAATGTAGCTGGTGGAGAATACAACACAGCCATCGGTAATTTATCTTTACCTAATTTAACTTCTGGTGATAAAAATACTGCTTTAGGTCATAACGCAGGAAATGGTTTAAACACAGCTAATAACTCTGTATTAATTGGGTATGAAGCCGGTAAAGGAATAACATCTCAAAACAGTAATGTTTGTATTGGTTATCAAGCTGGTGTTGGTCTTGCACAATCTAGCAATGTTTTAATAGGAACAAGTGCTGGTCTAAGTGCTGGTGGTGCTGCAGAAAACACTGGTGTAGGTTCTTCTGTACTAATTCATTTAACTAATGGTACGGATAATGTAGCCCTGGGAGAATCTGCGGGTGAAGATATTTCAACAGGTGATTACAATGTTATGATAGGTGCTAACAGTACAGCTAGTACTGGTGATGCACAATCACAGAATGTTCTTGGTCACAATGTTACTTCTTCAGGTAATGGTACATTTACATTTGGGTCAGGTAGTAATGATACAACTGCTACAAACGGAGGCACAACTTGGTCAGCTCCTTCTGATATTAGAATTAAAAAAAATATTGAAACTTCAACTGTTGGTTTGTCTTTTATTAATGACTTAAGACCAGTAAACTTTAAATTTAAAACTAAAGGTGAACTTGATTCTGATTTTTATTTATATGAAGAAGGGTCTACAGAATCTGCTAGTTTTACTGATGGTGTAGTTAATGGATTTATTGCTCAAGAAATTAAAACAGTAATAGATAATCACCCTGAATATAAAGGTGATGAACTTTGGAAAGAAGGCTTAGAAAAACACGATAAAAGACAAAGAGTTAGTCCAACAGCTTTAATTCCAATTTTAACAAAAGCCGTACAAGAGTTGTCGGCTACTGTTACAACTCTACAACAAGAAATTAACACTCTAAAAGGAGAATAATATGTCACACGCATCTGACGCAACAAAAGAATGGGTATCAGCAATTCCTAAAAAAAATGCTGACGGGAATGTAATCGAATGGTCGGTACAATATAAGTACACCAAGACTACCCACCCACACACATTTCAAGGTTCTGTTAAAATAGACACGCCATCAAAAGCACCTAGTGGTTACACTAAAGCTGAGATACTTGGTTTATTTGACGTAGCTCATTGGGATGATATGTACAATAAGAAGTACACAGTATGGACTGCTGACGCTGTAGTTGAAACTACTGATAGTAGTTTTGATGTAAGCACATTAAGCGATTCATAATAAGGATAAACTATGGCTCTTGGCTTTTCATCTTTTGCGGATTTAAGTTTTGGCGCCGCCGGCGATACCGAAAGTTATGTAATTGTTACTGGCAACGCTTTAACAGCAGCTGTTGGTAATACAAGTATTAAAGGTTTTGTTGATGTATCTGTAACAGGTAGTGCAATTACTTCAGCAAGTGGCAGTGCTACAATTACTGCTGGTTCTGTATTTACGGTAACCGGTAGTTCAATAACTGCATCTGTTGGTGACGCTACAGTTACCGCTGATGCAAACTTTATTGTAACTGGAAGTGGTTTAACCGCATCGGTTGGTCAAGTTATTGGTCGTGGTGGCTCTATTAATAGTGGGGGCACTAATACTATAACTGCAGGCTCTGGTAGTGTAACTATTGTAGCAAAAGCAAAATTTGAAGTAACTGGTTCTGGTATGACTATAACCACTACAAGTGCTGGAGTTATTACGTGGAATGATATAATACCAGGCGCAACTAACACATGGACAGAAGTAGCAGCATAGGATATAAATAATTATGGCATCATCTTATTCAACATCGTTAAAACTAGAAAAAATGACCACTGGCGAAAAGGCCGGTTTATGGGGTACAGTTACTAATACTAATTTAGATTTAGTTGAACAAGCTGTTGGCGGTTATGTAGAACTTAGTTTAGGTTCTGGTAACCAAGCGCCTGTAATTAGTGACGGCGCAGCATCAAATGGTCGTAATAAAGTAATTAAACTAACTGGCACTTTAACTGCAAATAGAAGTTTAATTTTCCCAGACTCAACCGAAAAAACATACATTGTAATAGATGGTACTACAAGAACAACTAACCACTATACTATAACTATTACAACAACATCAGGTAGTGGGTTAACTATGCCAGTTGGTGCAACTATGTTGGTTATAGTAGATGGTACCAATGTTATTAATGGTTTGGTACAAAAAGGTTATCAAACAACAACTACCGCTTACACTGCTGTTAACGGCGATCAAATATTTGTTGATACTTCATCAACTGCTGTAACTATAACATTACCGGCAAGTCCTGCTGTTGGCAATGAAGTACATTTCATAGATTCAAAATTAAATTTTAATTCAAACAATTTAACTATAGCTAGAAACAGTCAACCTATTAATGGGGCAACCAGTGATTTAGTGGTTAATGAAAATGGTGAATCTTTTACACTGGTTTATGCAAATGCCACTAAAGGTTGGATTTTTAAAACTAAGAAAGATTAAGGCGTTATAAATGGCTCTCCTTGACTTTAAAATTTTACCAGGAATAGATAAACAGAACACTACCAAAGGTGCTGAGAACCGTTGGGTAGACAGCAATAATGTTAGGTTTCGTTATGGCTTACCAGAAAAAATTGGTGGTTGGGCGTCTTTGCTTAGTGACAGTATTGTTGGTGTAGTACGATCACAACATCCTTTTTTAGATATCAGCGGTAATAGATACATTGCGCTTGGTACAGATAAATTTTTATTATTATATTTTGAAGGGCAGTTGTTTGATATATCACCTTTTGATACTGACCTACAACAAACCAGTGCAACTATAGCAACAGCAAATGGTTCAACCGTTATAACTGTTACTACTGGATCAGCACATGGTTTAGCTGCAGAAGACATTATTGAACTTGATGCAGTGACACTACCTAGTGGTACTGGTCTTAGCGCAGCTAATTTTGAAAACAAAGTGTTTATGGTTAATTTGGTGCCTAGTGCAACTACTTTTACTATTACTTCTTCAGCAGCAGCAAGTGCAAGTATTTCAACTGGTGGCTCAACTACGGTAAACATATATGCAAAAATTGGACCACAAAAACAAACTTACGGTTATGGTTGGGGTGTTGGTCCTTGGGGTGGAAATTTATCTACGGCTTTAACCAATACGTTATCATCAGGAATTAATGACAGTGTTACAACTATTCCGGTTACCTCTAACTCTGGCTTTCCTACTGCAGGTACACTAGCTATTGGTAACGAGTTAATTACTTATACTGGCAAAGGTACTAATACCATGACTAACGCAACCAGAGGCGCTTTAGGTACTTCACCTGCTACAGCACATAACTCTGGTGCTACGGTTACCAATGCTACTGATTTTAGTGGTTGGGGNACAGCGCTACCAGCTAACCAAACAACGCTAGAACCAGGTCTATGGTCGCTAGATAATTTTGGTGAAGTGCTTGTAGCAACAATTTCTAACGGTTCTACTTTTACTTGGAACCCGTCAGCAGCTAGTCCTTTAACGGTGCGTGCGGCAGTGGCTACTTCTGGTTTTACAACCAGCAACAATCCTACAGCATCAAGGCTCACGCTTATTTCTCCTACTACTCGTCACTTATTACACTTAGGAACAGAAACCACAATAGGTACAACAAGTAGTCAAGACGATATGTTTATTAGATTTTCTGCACAAGAAGATATAAATACTTACGTGCCTACCTCTACTAATACTGCTGGTACTTTACGTATACAAGACGGCACTAAAATTATTGGTGCCTTAAAAACTAAAGAAGCTATTTTAATTTGGACCGATAATGCTTTGTACTCAATGAAATTTGTTGGTGCACCTTTTATATTTGGTGTAGAACAAGTGGGCACCAACTGTGGTTTAATTGGTAAAAACGCAGCAGTAGAAGTAGACGGAGTAGCTTATTGGATGAGTTCTAAAGGTTTCTTAATGTATGATGGTACAGTTAAAACTTTACCGTGTTCGGTAGAAGATGAAGTATTTGACAACATAGATACTACTAAAGGTCAACAAATGACCGCTGGTTTAAATAATTTATTTTCAGAAATAACTTGGTGGTATCCGGCAGACAGTGATTTTAATAACAAAGCAGTGACTTACAATTATGCTGAGTCCGCTCAAATACCAGGTGGTATTTGGTCTTTATCTAATGAACCACGTAGCTCATGGATGGACGCTAATATTTATCAAAAACCATACGCAACTAAATTTGACACAACGCTAACAGGTACTTTTCCAACAATCTTAGGTGAGTCTGGTTTAGGTCAAACTAAATATTTTGAACATGAAATAGGCACCGATCAAACTAATGAAGATGGTTCAGTTACTCCAGTTACTTCTTTTATAACTTCGTATGATTATGATTTAAATGCACAAAATAGTGAGGGTGGTTTATTTGTATCGGTTAGTAGATTTATACCTGACTTTAAAACATTAGTTGGCAATGCTGATGTTACTTTAGCTATTAAAGATTTTCCATCTAATAGTCATACTGTTTCTACGTACAGTCCTTTTACCATATCTGCTACTACTGAAAAAATAGATACTAGAGCTAGAGGACGTTATGTTAATTTTAAAATAGAAAATACAGGAGTAGAACAAAGTTGGAGATTTGGAACTTTTCTGTTAGATGTAAAACCGGACGGAGCAAGATAATGAGTAAAATAATTGTTAGAGTGCCAGAACCTAAACCTGAGTATGACATTAGTACACAAAGACAAATTAATAAAACTATCACTGGAATTGTAGATCAATTAAATTCTACGTTTCAACAATCATTAAAAGAAGAACAAGAACAATTAACCTGGTTTACAAATTAAATGGCTAATAGATATAAAAATGTAAAAGTAGATTTAACTACCACAAACGCTACCACACTATATACTGTGCCTGCAGAAACGGTATCTATAATTAAATCTTTTATAGTATCGAATGATGATGCAAGCAACGCTTGTGAACTTACTGTAACCTTAACTAACGCTGCTGGCGCAGCATTTAGTTTATTTAAACAAAAAGATGTAGCTGCTAAGACTACAACAGAATTATTAACCCAACCCTTGATAGTAGATGAAAGTGAGATTATTAAAGTACAAGCAGAGAATGCTAATGATTTACACGTTATACTATCATTTTTAGAAATAAGCAGAGACTAAGGAGGTCATATGCCAACATTTAAAGAACCAGGATCAATAGGCTATTTATACGAAGGTGACGTAAAAGTTGCTGAAGTTAAAGTTGATGCTGAAGTATTATTAAAGAACACTGTAACGGGCCAAGAATATGAGTCAGATGACCACGGTAAAGCTGATGTAGAAGACCCAAACACGGCTACCGCACAAGAACATTTGTCTCGTAGCGTCTATATAAAAGTAGCAAAAATGCCAGCAATAGGTGCAGAATCGGACTTGTAATTTATGTTAAAACATAGTAAATTCAATAATCGTCTTCACTCAAGCCTAGGCACCTTGCTTAATAGTATTATTGTATAAGGTCACCCATGGGAATTTTTAGTAAAATTAAAAATAAAATTAAGAAGGCAATACCTAAAGAGATAGCACCGTTCTTACCAGCGCTTGCTTCTATTTATGGTGGCCCACTGTTGGCTAGTATGTTTGGTGCCGGTATGAATCCAATGCTTGCTCAAGGTCTAGGTGCTTTTCTTGCTGATGCCGGAACCCAAGAATTAACTAGTGATCGAACTCGATTAGAATCATCATTGTTCTCAGGTATTATGGGTGGTATTAGAGGAAGTGCTATGCTTAAAGAAGGTCAACTTGGTTATGACCAATTTGGTAACGCTTCAAAATTTAAAGCTGACGCTGCTCTAGCTAAAGCTACAAATCCAACACAGTATGCAACAGATCTAGCAGCTGGCAAATATGGAACTGGATTTCAAAGATCAGTTGGTGGACTACAAGATTTTGCTAACGCTTCAAATATGGGAAAAACAGCAACAGGACCGGGTCCTTTTTCTATAGCTGGGGCAAGTAATATAGCTGTTACTGCTTCACCAAAACTTGGTTATAACGAAGCAGA